ATAGGTTTCTGCACCTGCTCTTCTTCTTGCAAATTGATCCATCTCCTCTTCTTGTTCAAGTTTGAGAATGGCATCATACATTGGAGGAACTGGAAACCTAGTTGATAGAACACCGTGTTGTGGATAGAGAATCAGGTTTCGATCTTCCTTCTCTTCTGCTGGTGGTTTACGAAGAAGAAACAAACCAAGATCTTCTCCGTTCACAATTCCATCTCCGTTTAAATCGTATGTTGGATCGTATGTTCCCCATGCAGACAAGAGATCAGGAAGAGTAAGTTCTTCTTCTGGAACTAGTGGAGGAGCAAGTTCTGGGTTCTGTTTGACTTTGACTTGGGTATCACCCTTAAGAGATCTTAGTATTCTAGAGAGCATATATGTTTCCTTTTCCTTCGTTGACACTCAGAGTGTACATAGGTTTTATTATCTGTCAAGAAGAAACTTTAAAGTTTTTTGATTTCATAGTAATCATAAGCAAAGGTTACGTTTGCAGTCCAAGGAGTAAGATCTGTAATTTGACTGTCAAATTCAAATCCACTTACAGATATTGGGAACATATTGTAGAAAGTAACCTCTAGATTGGGATTCATTGCACTATTGGTAATGAATAGTGTTCCTTGAGTAAAATGTTTCTTGGTGTCTTCTAAGATGTCTCTGTGATCATCCATAACACTTGTTCTACGAATCCAGTTTGATATTTCTAGCCAGTTTTCCATGTTTTCATCAACTAGAAATGACATCTCAAGGGGACTAAAAACAACTTTGTTTGCTGGATGCTTGATCAAAGAGAATCTATTTGGCTGTTCTAGAGGAGAATCATAACCAAAACCGGGTAATGTTACCTTTGTAACAAAGTATTCTAGATTGGGCATCTCTGCTATCGTAAAGTTAAAGAAGGTGGGGTAGATATAGTTTTGATTATCTGGTTGTGTTGCCAATGCACCTATGTTTGTTGGTGTTTCTTCTGGCTCAGGATCAGGTGCTTGATATGAAGGTAGTAAAACACCGGGTAGTCTTGATGCCTCTGCAAGTGCAGAAACAACTGGTGGATCATCGGTGTTGGGTGGATATTGACTTCCCCCTTCTGTGATAAGAAGTATTCCTAGATCTGCACCATCAACATTTCCATCTCCGTTGTAATCAAATTCAGATTCTACATTATCTCCCCACTCGTCCAATAAGAGTAGAAGATTTTCATTAGCACCCATGACATAAGCGTGTGCTGATTGCATCTGTTGGATGAGAAACTTATTGGCAGCATCTTCCAAATATTCTTTTGTTGAAACTAATGGCATATGATAACCTTATTGATATTTTATGGATTGGATGGTCCATCAGGATCATCAGTGTTATAAAATCCTAGCCAATCTGGTTCTGTTCCATTGAAATAATCCTTAGTGAATGCCGTTCTAGACTCTTGCCATTGGGTATATGGTCCGGGATTATCACCCGGTTCTGGTGGTTGTCTATTAGTACACGCATCTTTTACCCAATACGACATTCCATGCCAAAAAGCAAGTCCATTACAACCTGTATGCTCAATGTTTCCATCTATTTGATCCCGAAGTAAATCATATGTTGGAATTTGTTTTTTATTGTATTCTAATTGACCTATTTTCCAGTACATACTGCTAACTGCTGGTATTGTTTCCGCTGTTGAACCACTACTATCTTTGAATCTTTGGCATATTTCAACTTGATTATAACAATATTGTTTCGCCATTCCTCTTCGAGTTGTATTATGAACAACCACATCAGAATCATAGCGATCATAACAATTTGGATTAAACCAGTCCATGGCTTCCATGATCCTACTGTTTCTGTCCAAATACTCATTAATCAGTACCTCTTTTTCTTCTTCATTTACACTATACCAGTTTCTACTGTATAGTAATCCTTCCCAGTCAGTCGTTGGACCATGTATTCTACTATTATATCTCACAAGCGGTTCTTGGTTTATAAAAGTAAACCAATAGTGAGTTACAGGAATTCCATAGTGACCTACTTTTGCATTTGGATATAATGCTTTTACTGCCTGAATTACTGAAATGAGTTCTCTTGTTGATTTCTGAAATTCATCCGAATCTATTGGATAGTCATATATATGATGAAAATATGGATTCTCAAAATCAACCATGATGTATGTGCCATCTTCAACGGTTGATCCAATATTTTCGGGGTTTAAACACCATTCTCTAACTGCTCTTAGATTTATTGTTCCTGTGGCATTATTGTCCCCAACAGCCTGATAGATTGGAATATACATATTCCAACCTTGACTGATTAGTGCAGACTCTGCACCAGTGCCGGGCAGTTTATCAAAAAGTAACTTAAAAACAGTTCCTTCTGGTATTCTTGCATTGGCACCAGCAACAACACCTTCTGGTTGTGGTGTTCCTACTGCTGCGTATAAAGGAGTAAACTCTCCCCCATCGTTTGAGGTTAAACCGGGAGATGCTGAAAGATCTTTATCCCAGTTATATTCTGGACCCACTTCAACTTGATATGCCATAGTTCAATCCTCTTTTGTATGTATAAAAAAAGACGGGAAGAGGTTTCCCTCTTCCCGCCTCAAGCCGTGTTATGTGTTACTTATCAGACAGAACCGTGAATCGAATCGACACGGAAGATTCGATAGTATTGATTGCTTCTGATAGAAGTTGCATCAGATGGATCAGCCGAAGAAGCACCGCTGTCGGTGACGAATGGGTTGTTGACAAGACCGTAACGAGTCTTGAATCCAATCTTGGGCTGGAAGGTGTTCTCACCAACTGCACGAACCATCTGTAGTGGAACGTATGGGCAGTAGAACATACCAGCGTCATATGGGCTGTTACCTCTGTAACCAACGCAGATGTAGTCAGAACCACTGACCGAATAAGGATCAATGTAGACCTTGATGTTGCCGTTTAGGCTACCAACGAAGGTGTTCTGAGTGTCATCGGCATAACCGGGAACCGATGGAGTTGGAGTTAGGTTGAGGAAGCCAGACATGGCGAGAGCAGAAGCGACATCTGAGGTGCAGATGACGATGTTACCCTTACCGCGACGAGTTTCCTTAGCAATGACGTTTGCCTCACGCTCGATCTGATAGACGAGACCACGGAAACGCTCTGCTGACCAACGACCATCAGAGTCAAGTTGGATGTCATAGACACCACCAAGACCAGTTAGACCGCCACCAGATAGACCACCAGCAGTCAAACCACCCTTGTTGTAAAGGTCGCTCTGCTGTGCGCCCAACTTGGCGTTGCGATAGATGGTGCGAACAACCTCGCGGTTGATCTCAGCAAGAATCTCAGTGCTGAGAATGTTAGCGAGTTCAGTCTCAGCGTCAAGACCGTGAACAGCCTTGAGATCCTGAGCCAACTCAGTGGTGTACTCTGCCTTGAGGGCGCGAGTCTTTGCAACCACGGACTGACGGTCGATGACGAATGCCATCTCAGCAAATGCATTGCTGGCTGAATCACCAAGAGCCTCTGCTGTACTGGTGGACATACCGCTACCATAGGTGAAACCAGCAGCATTGCTGCTATCAACTGCAAGTAGTGGGTCCATTGTGCCGTTAGAGGTTGCATTGTTGGTGCCACCAGAGTTGGCAAAGTGAGTTGAAGCCTCGTCGAATAGAGCCTCAGTTCCACCCTGATTGATATACTTCGACTTCATGGCGAAGATGAGTCCGGTTGGAGCGTTCATTGGCTGAACACCACAGACATCATAAGCCATCAAGTTTGGCATGGCTCGTCGAACGAGCGAGATGAGAACTGGATCGAAACCATTAACACCATCAAAAGATGCGTTAGAGTCAGCACCCAATCCAGCAATGCTACCACCACCTGAGTTGGTTGGTGCGGCTTCTCTTAGATACTGCTCTTGGTTTTCCAAAAGAATGGCAGTAACATTCTTTCTGTAGTCGTCAGAAATTGCGGGCATGTCGGCATGTTCGAGGACGGGTGCCCACTTCTTTCTGAGTTGTTCGGTAACAAAAGTCTTCTCCATTGAATTTCTCCTTTGTGTATGGATATCTAGTAATCTACCGTTTTCAACCCGTAAAGTTGGTCTGCTTTTGTACGATTGCTGACCGGGTAAGCATATCAGAATAGAACTTCATGGACCCGTTGAGATCAGGCTTACTAGCACCCTCCTCGACAGATTCAGTGATTGTGTCACCCACAATTTCAGTTGCAAGTTCGTTTGATTCTGAAACATGATCAAAATAACTTTCACGAAGAACAGTTAGTTTATCTCTAAACTGATCCTCTGAGTCATACTCAAGACCCTCTGCGAGTGACTTAAGTTTTTCAGTCTCAGAATCAGTTAGACCATTAGAAACCTCATTGAACACATTGATGCATCTTGAAATCATTGCATCCTGCTTCAACGAGATATTTTTCTCAATTTGCTCATTAAGAGAACCCTTGAGTGATTTGATTTCGTTGTTGAGATCTTCGAGAAGATCATACTTGTCATCGGGAACAGTGATGTAGTGAGTTTCAAAGAGAGTCTTAAGACCACCCATGAAAGATTCGGCAATGTCAGCACGAATACCACTGTCGATGGCTAGTTTGTTCTCCTGCATCCACTCCTCAACAACGTAAGAAAGATACTCATCTAGTTTGTTGGCAAGTTCAGTTCTAAACTCAGTCTTGCTTTCTTCTAGTTGAACAGCAAACTCTTCTTTTAGTTCCTCAAGTTCGTTTTCAACACGAACATTGATTGCACTTTCGAAGATGATTTCTGCCTTCTCCTTGAAGTCTTCGGTGAGTTCTTCGCCAGTAAAGAGAGCATCAAGATCTTCCTTGACAGTTAGATCCTTCTTCTCAGCACTAAATGCTTTCGCAGCAGATGGCTTGATCTTTCCAGCATCGACTTTCTTGGTCTTTTTAGTTGCTTTGAGGGTTTCTAGATCAGACTCCGTGTCTGCTCTAGTGGCATCAGGCTCATCAGTCTTTTTCTTTGCTACCTCTGGCTCTTCTGCTTCCTCTGCCATGGCAGTCTCATACTTGATGCCTTCCTTCTTCATCATCTCTTTCATCTCTTTGTAGGACATAGCCTCCATCTTAGCCATCATCTCTTCGATTTCTTCCTTGGTGGCATCTGAATCGGACATCTCCTTCATCATTGCCTCCTTCATGGCTTCCATTTCAGCATACATTTCTTTTTCATCCATTTTCATTTCGGAATGCACTCCTTCGGTCTTTTTCGAAGACTTTGCTTCTAGTATTGCCTTCGCTGTTTCTAATGGGTCTTTTCGAGTCATTGGTTATTACTCCTTATCTTCATATCTATATTTTATATGAGTTTAGACAGGAAATCAGCGAAGGCATACAACTTCGCTTCTTGACGATCTACTTTAGTCGATGCTCTTTCAATCCTGTCACGATACGATTCGATGTGTCTGGGTTGTAGAACACCGTTGTCCCACACCCATTCCTTTCCTTCCATGATTCCTTCGACAAATGCGTTTGGAGCGGAAGGATCAGCAACGATGTCTACGGCAGAAAGCATGAAGTCTTTTTGAACCTCATTGATACCGTTGACACTTTTTAGCGATCCCATTCCGCGAGATGAGACACCAATCTTAACACCCTCATCAATGAGGTTTTTCACGATTTTGCCATATGGTGTGTCTAGGATCTTTGCTTTGCCGGTGATGTTGTTTCCATCTTGCTTTAGTTCTTTGATGATATGGGAAACGCGCTCAAGATTTACTGTTGGACCATCAGGATGTCCAAGTTCGCCCATGGCTCGGTTTGACTCAACAAACTCTTTGTTGTATCGAGCGACTTCTTTTTCTAAAATTGCTTTGGGGTATATTCGACCATTGCGATTCTTCTTCTCAGCCTCCATAAAGACACCTTCAATATGATATTGCTTGTCCTTTTCAGAACCTTCGGTGATCAAGTTGATGTTGTCGTTTACTTCGGTGATTAGTAGCATTTTTGTTTCCTATTACATGCCTCTGTCTGCTTGCTTCTTCTTTCTGAGTTGGGCAATTTTAGCCCTACTCTGAGCAACCTTTTCGTTTTCTTTAGCGATGTCTATATCGACATCTTCGTCGAACTCTTCGTCGAACTCTTCGACTGTATACTCCTTACCGCTAACAACGAAAGTTTTCTTTCCTTCCTTGCGAGCAGTTCGAAGTGCTTTGGAGAATTCGTTGCCTTCAGCGACTTTCTTTTCGTCTTCAGCATCAGGGTCTTCTTTGCCTGTTTTTGTTTCTGTATCAGACTTGTAGTTTTTATCCACATAGTCAAAGAACTTTTTCTTTTCTTCTTCGCTCTTAAAGTCGGCTGGGCTGGAAACTCCGAACTTATCCAAAGCCTTTTTGAAAAACTTTTGATATTTTGTGTCTTCCTCTTGTAGACCTTCTTCATCTAGACCAAGAAGAGCCTCTGCTGTGAGTGCAGTTTTTTCTGCGAGTGCTGGCTCAATTTTTGACATCAATAAATCATTGATGCTCTTTTTTGCACCGCTAAGATTTCCTGCTTCGATTGCTTTTATAATATCAACTGAATCCATCAGATTACTCCCTTTCTTATTCGATCTAGAAGAAACTCCATCATATCTTTATACTGGGTCAACCCACTTCTCATTTGTGTAATAAAGCGAGTTTGGTTCACATTATTTAGGTCTTTTACCATTTCTAAAATTTCTGCTGCTTCTTTTATACTTATGTTTTTTTCTTCTCCAGACTCAAAAACCAAGGATTTTTCTTCTCTTTCTTTCACGATAGAAGCAAGAAGATTTAGTGTCGCTTCTTTTACCTCTTCTTCATCGTCTTCTTCTTTTTCTGTTTCAGGTGGTGCAGGGGGAGGTGTTGGTTTTGCGTCATCTCCTTCGGCACTGGCAGCAGCCTCTGTTGCCTTCTTCTCTTTCTCATTTTGTAACTTTTCAAACGAGCCGTCTTTTATGGCTCGCTCAGATTCTTTTTCTGCTTGTTGTGGTGTTACAAATACCTCATATCGAATACCATCAATATAAGAAATGGCTGGAGCATTTGGACCAGATCCTACTCTCTTGATAATAACTTCTTTGTCGCCAACTGAGTATCTTTTATAGAATACTTCTTTGTCAAAGTTTGGATCAATGATTGGGTCTTCTAGTGTTCCAGCAACAGCAGAAGGATCAGGAACTTCCGCGCCTTCTTCTGATATTGTTTCGGTTCTTTCCTTGATCTTAGAAGACATAATACCAGAAATAACAGAATGAAACTCTTTTTTGAATCCCTCAATATCACCATTCTCTGCTAGTTCTAGTAGTTTTTGCATTAGAATCCTCCAGAAGTATCCTTGATTACACCAAGTTCTCTTTCTCTGACTATCTTCTCGTCTTCTTGTTCGATTTCCTTGTCGGTTTGTCTTAGAATGTTCTTTCGGACCCATTCTCTGGAATAGTAGTCACCAATATGATCCTGAACGTCCCTTAGAATGTTCATTCTCTCAGAAAGAATTTCATACTCTTTCAATTCAGTGAAGTAGGAATCAGTCTGAAAATCAAACCTGATGTATTGTTCGATTTTGAACCAATCTTCTTCTTTCAGTATTCCCTTCAAAATGCACTGTGTTTTCATCAAATTCAAGAAGACTTTACTGAATCTTTGTCTCAGTCTATCAATGTATTTATAGAATTTAAGTTCGTCGCGGGTGATCTCAGATGATCTTCCCATGTTGAATCCGTTTTCTGCTTCCATTCTAGAAGTTGGAATGTTAAGTGCCTTGTAGAGTTTCTTCTGAAAGTATTCGACATCTTCCATTTCGCCTAGATTTTGACCACCATCCAAGGTTTGGATTTCTGTTCCCTTACCACCCTCTCGACGAGGAAGCCAAAAGTCTTCCAACATGGACATGAACTTCTTGTCATCACGAACCTCTCCGGTGGTTGCATCATATGTCAACTTGTTTCTATAACGATTCATCAGATCTCGAACATATGCTTCAGCCTTGTTCTTTGGAAGAGATCCAACGTCAACATAGAAGATTCTTCTCTCAGGCGCGCGAGAAATTCTGTAGATTACAACAGCATCTTCAAGCATTCTAAGTTGATTTAGTGGTTTGATTGCCTTGTGAAGATAACTGATCGTTCTATTACTCAGGGGATCAAAAAGACCAGAGTTGTAATAGCAAATTGCATCTGGACTTAATTTGACGCTGGTTGCATCACCAACATTTTCTGTATAGAGAAAGTATTCCTTTACTCTCTTGATATACTTGACGCCAGATTTTTCATCAGTTTTCTTTTCCACTTCTGCCATTTTCTTCATGCAGATGGGATCTATTGGACGAAGTTCAATGATACCTTTCTTGGGGTTATTCTTATCAATGATGATGTGGTAGTAACCTCTGCCGTCAACGAACCACTTTCTGAAGATTTCAAACCCTCTTCTTGAGAACTGCATCAGTCTCAAAACATTATCAAATTCTTCGTGCAATTTCTTTTTGATGGGATCTGATAGATCTTTGATTTCATCTAGAACTAGACTGACTGCATTTCTATTCTCATCAAAAACTAAGGCATCATTGCAAATATCATCAACAGCACTTTCAACTTCTGGATGAAGTGACATCTCTCTATACTTGTTTATGAATTCTATTTCAGTTTTGTATGCCCCATCAAAGTCAAGATAGGCACCAAAATAACCACCAGCATCTATGTAATTCGCATCATCAAGTAGTGGAGGAACAAAGGATTTGATTTCCTTTACTCCTTTTGCGTCTTTGGGATCTACATTAGGTGATGGTTGTTCTTTTTTTCCAATAGTAAAACCAAATATATCAATTGGCATAGTCTCACATACCTTTACTGTTATTATTCACTGGGGAAAGCAGCATCACCAAGAGGAACACGATTATTACCGGAACCATCATTGGTCAACCAGTAAGAGTAAGTTAGTGTTACTGTGAATTCTGCTAATGCTTCATTGTCATAAGCCGTATCCACTGAACCAACTGTTTTTGGCCAACAGTGGAACATTGTATATGTTTTGATTGGACTGCCTTTTCTGTCCAATTGGTCTATTGACCAGTTTGGAAACAAGACATTGTTTAGGTTATGCTCTTGGTCTGCGGTGTTTTCAACGGCATCATTGAGGTCGTTGGACCATCTTTCAAATGCATTTCTCAGTTCAAACTCACCATCAGAAAGAACAGTGATTTCCCAATCACCATATGT